TGCTAAGGCTGGGTCTAACTTCTTTAGTGGCCCAAGGTTGCCGTTAAATGCTTTTGACAGGGCGTCAGATACAGCGCCTAAGTCTTTGCCTGTACCGGCTGAAATATCTAGTGCCAGGTTCATTAAATCTTGCGCTTTGGTGACGTCGCCAGTACCTCTAACTAATTTGTCAAAAGCTGGCCGTAGTTCGTCATCGGCAACAGCAGCTGCGATTGACGTCTTAGTTATGAACGCTTCAACCGACTTAATTTGGGCGTCAGTAGCGCCCGTAGTGTTTCGTAGGCTGGTGGCAAGTAGTTGGGCGGCTTTGTCATCTTCCATGAACGCTTTAACGGCGTCAACAGCAACAATGCCTAAACCAGCGATAGCGGCGGCGGCAGGTACGGCGGCTTTTTTAATAGCAAACTGGGCTTTTTCGCCTGCTGTTTCTAACTTCTTAAATTCTCTAATGGCGCTGTCAATGCCCTTACTGTTGAAGTCTGACAGAATCGGAATTGAGATAGCCATTAAAACACCTTCAAATTCTTGTTTGCTTCCGCCATTACACCGTCAACAACTTTTTGCACTTCGGTTGTCAGGGCAACTATTTTTGCCTCGAATACTGGCCAGATAACACGGCTGGCAGAACGCCCAAACTTATTGTTAAACGCAGTACCTAACGGGTTGTTGTTGGCACGGCCTGCAATGTCAAAGATTGCGGCCGCAGGGTTTTTTTGCATAACCGAAAAAGCGGCGCCTTGTTTCTTATTGTTGACACGGACAGCAACACCACGGACAGCCTTAGAAGCAGACAACGGGAATACTTGGCGGCCACCAGGCGACCAGTTGCGTTGCGTGCCACTAGGAAAGCGGTTGTCGTCATAGTTTGACTTCATGGCGTCGGTCATCGGCTTAGCGATTTCTTTCATGTTTGCCACGTACGCTTTGCGAAAACCAGGCTCAACTTTGTTCAAGTATTTAACAGCGTCTTTGACACCATTAACTTGAAGAGTCAAATCGGTTGTCATCGCTGTTTTCTGCTTTCGTTTATGACTTTAATGACCGTCGCTAGGTCATTATTGTCAAACTCTACTTGCTGGGGCCAGTACCCTGTCGCTACTAAAACTTGGGCTAGAGCGTTTCGGTAGGTACTGGCACCGTAGGGCGGTCTGGCTCATCGTTGACCACTTCGAGCAACACCAGCTTTTTAATAAAGTCATCTAGGACTACCGGCACGGTGACATTGTGTTGTTGGCATGCCTGGTGTGCTAGATACGCCAAATCTTCAATGCCAATACCGCTGGCCATGTCGCTGGCTTTGCGTTTGAACTTGCGTTCCCACGAAACGATAGTGAAAAGGTTGGTACTTACTTCTACAGGGCCTTCGCCCTGGTCAACTCTAAGTGTTAGCTGCATGTCGGGCCTTTGCTGTTGGTGGTTAGATCAAGAAACAACGGTGGTGAGAACGCCACCCTTAAAAGTAATTGAAATGGTGCTTAATTCGCCCATGGTTGCGTTAATTACGGGCAGACTTTCAAGATAAGCGCCCACCAATTCAAAGCGTGGTTCTGTGGCACTAGCTGTGGTCAACCCTGCAACGGTGTTGGAAACCTTTACGGTGGTGGTGGTGCCAACTAGAGCTGCCAAAGTTGCGTAGGTTTCGCTGGCCGCATAACTCATGTATAGGTCAAGCGTAATTTCCTGATTGAAAAGCCCACTAACAAACACACGGCTGGTGCTACCAAAGGCTGTTGATTCAAGGGCTTCGGCCATGTTGGTGACCGTGGCGCTGGTGCATTGGTCGGTCAACGAAACGCTGTTGACCATTACGCCTGGGTTAGAAAGGTATGTCGAAGTAGCCATGGGTTAATCCTTTTTCGGTTGTGCTTTAGTTTTAGCAGATTTTGGGGTGGGCTTGTCGCTGGCTGGTTCGTCAGATTCAATAAACCCGTGAGCTAGTAACGCTTCAATGTTTGTACCGGCACCAGGCACAAATTCTGCGCCTACTGTCCCGATACGTTCGCTAATAATTGTGTATTTCATAATCACCCTGTCTGTGCTTGCATGTCAATGGATAAGTCATATGCGGCAAAAGTTTGGCCACCAACGGGTATGTAACCAGGGCGCCCAGATTTCACGGCGACATTCTTTGCTAGGACTTGCGCACACATGCTTAAAACGTTACGTAAGCCGTCTAAATTGCCTGGCCCTAGTGTCACTACTTTTACCGAAAAATTCATGGTAACGATGTTGTAGTTAAAGCAATCAAAACTGGGTGCGTCAATGAACACGCACGGTGGGTTAATCTTTTCAGGGTCAAACACCACACGCATGCCTGTAATGGTTGCAAGGGTTGTTGCTAGGTCGTCTATCGACTCATTGAATAGGTCGGTGTAAACAGTCATTACGCAACCGCAGGCCGTGGGATACCAGCCAATTGTTTGATTAACGGCGACAGCCCAGACACGGTGGCGTTACCCATATCGCTAAAACTTGCGAATTGGTCTATGGCGCCACGTTGTCTATAGATCGAGCCGCCAAACATAATTGTTGCCAGCTCTACGTCACCGCTGGGGGCCGTAGTTAATGAGTCCGTGTAACCTGACTCTTGACGTCTACGAAAAATAAAGTTGTTGGCGCTTGAAGCACACTGAGCCAAGAAAGCGGTTTCGTCAACACTTGCCAAAGCAATGCCTAGCCAGGTGCCTATCTGTGTGCCGGTCACCCAGGTGCAAACTTCGGTATATGTCAGGGTGCCTTGCGGTATTGCAGCTGAACGGTCAAGGTTGTCACCTGCGTCATAAAACAACACCTGATTTGGTATCGGGTAGTTGTAATCAAATGTCAGATCGCCAGTACTGGTTACGCCCGTAAACAAATATTCGGGTATTGCGTAAACATTGTGCGAACCGTTCAAACCGTGGCCTAAGCCAGCAAGCGTGAACGGTAAGCCCAAATTTAGTTCGGGTTCTGTCAATGTTTGAACCACAGCGTAATCGTCTAAACGCTGGTGGAATATGACTTGATAAACAGCCATGGGCGGCTAACCGCCTTTCGACTAAGCCTGGGTGATCTTGCGAATCATGCTTGAGTTAGCAGCAAACACTGCCGCATAACCGAACATGCTCATGGTGCGTGAAACGGTGCTGGGGTTCTCAACCGAAAGCAGGCCACGGTCAGCACGGTAAATTTCGTAAGCGTTGGCGTTAAAAATCACCATGGTCTTTGCGGCAAAATTCTTGTCAACGATGATCTGCAAGCCAAGTGGGTTGGCGTTTTGGAAAGCGTTTACGCCACCAGCACCAATGGTGTTGAAAGCGTTGAGTTGTCCACCGGTGTAACCGAAAATTGGGCGGTTCGTGGTGTCGACTAGCTGCATCATCAAGCCCCAAGTTGCTGGGTCAACAGCAATGTGTGTTGGCAAGAAGTTGGTGGCCGCAACGGTTGTAACTGCACAATCGTAAATTGACTTGAGCAAGTCGGCCACGGTCAAGTCCCAAACACCATCGCTGCTTGCGCTTGACACAAGGGTGTCACATGCGTAGTTGTCAATCGCCAAAAGGTACTGGCCTGCAAGGTCCTGCATGATGATTGCCATAGCGGCTGGGTCTGTGAAATCAACGGTCTGGTAAGACAAGGTGGTGGCGCCAGCAAACGTCTTTTTGGTAACCGTATTCGAGGCGATCACTGAAGTGGTTGCAGACACTGCGTCAAGCTGTGACGATTGCTCGGCCACGGTCGGGTGTGTAGTCCAGGTCGGGCGTAAAAAAGTAGAGCCTGCGCCGCCGCCTGGCATAGCACGGGTACCCACTGCGGTAAGCAATGGTGCGATGTAATTAATGTCCTGGAAAACGGGGCCCAAAATCAAAGCCGGGACCACACCAGCGACATTTGAAGAGACCACATCGCCAGCTGCCGCTTCAATAGGCGACTGGTGGAAAGTGCGGTAATCGTTCCAAACTTTGTTGGCGTTAGCGGCTTCAATGCCACCCTTGTGCATGGCGGCCATGAATTCATGGGCGCTGGGCAAACGTGGTTCACGCTTTGCGGTAGCAAAAATCGGTGCTGTAGGCACTACGACTTCTTCAATAACTGCAGGGGTAATTTCCATTTTGGGTTCTTCCTTTGGTTCTTCGACTTGTGGCGCTTCCGCCGCTACTTGACTGATCGTAGCACCAGCGAAAGCAGGCGTGGGGACTAGCGACAGCTCTATCCATTCGGCAGCCAAGATGGTCATGTTGCCTTCATCGTCGTACTTAAATTCTGTAGGGTTGACACCTACTGACACGCTGTCAATTACACCGTCAGCTGCAAGCACTAGGGCTTCGTCACCGGCACGGGTTGACGATACTTTGGCTGTGAAATACATGGCTTCGGGACTGTCTACACGTTCGGCCACTAAACCAACAGGCTGGGTTGAGTCGTGGTACATGTACAGGCGTGGGGCTTTACCGTCTACGGGCAAACTGCCTGGTGCGAATTGCACGGTGGTGCCATCGCTTACGGTGGCAAAAGTGTTGTAAGGCACCGCAATGCCTGTGATGGTTCGGCGTGCTTCACCGTCTGGGCCTGCGGCTTCGACAGCAAATGTGTTTGATGTAAAACGAATCATGTCGCTAGTTCCTCTTGTGTGTTTTCTTGTGGTTGTTGTTGTGGTTGGTACATTTCGGCACCTTCAGTTTTTAGATAGTCCTCGTAGTCCCATTTAACATAGGTGCCACGGGGCAGTTGCTGACTCAAGGCGCTAGTAATTGCTTTGGCGTACATTGACAGGCCGAAAGTCCAAAGGTCAGACTTGGCGCTATCGCTGTTTGTGTAGGCGTAACTACCTGTTGAAATACCCAACAAATACGGGGGTACATTGCACAAGTTTGCAATTTGCTTACTTTGATATTCGGCGGCGTCAATCAACAGCATTTTGTCTGGTGTCGCATTGGTTTCTGTGTACGTCAAAAATTCGTTTAGTGCAGCTGTTTGATTGCTGGCCCGTGCCAAGTTAAACGCTTCAGCTAACTGTGCAAGTTCAATTGCTGACAACGGTTCGCCACCAGTTTGTTTAAGTACACCGGCAGGAATGGCGCTACTAGCGTTTCGATACCTGGCGTCTTCAAGCTTTAGGGCTGTCGCTATGGTTTGCTCGCTCATAAAGATCATGCCCTGGGTTGGGCTGTAAATTTGAACAACATCGGCTGGGTCTATAGCGCCACCGTTGAAATAAATTTCTTTTGATTTACCAAACCACACGGGGCCGTTTGCGTCGGGCGTCGTAATACTGCCCTGGGGTAGACGAGTGGCGCTGGCCATGTAACCGTCTTTTGTTCGACTTGTGATGTAAAGAAAGCAACGGCCAAAAAAGAAAAGATCATCAAATACCCAAGGAAACAAGAAGTTGTTTGGCATTTCGGGGTCAAGTTGTTTCAGCCAGGAACGTGGCGCCAGCGGTACGGTTTCCATTTCTTCACCGTTCCACATTTCGGTACACATTTTCAGTTCCATGTTTGCCAGGACTGAGGCCATAAGGTCACGGCTTCGACTGATAGCGGCAACCGACATTGCACGGTTACGCATAAGGCCAGCCTGGTAAGACCACCAATCACCAATGAGGTTAGGGCCAGCAACTTGCGAACTGTAATAGGCACCGCCAACTGCAGCTGCTTGCACAGACGGTTCAGGC